ATACTCCACTACTAGAGATGACATCATCAAACGTGCTTTGCGTTTGATTGGTGCTCTAGCACAGGGAGAGACTCCCACAGCTACACAGGTAACTGAGGCGGCTGTTGCTTTAAATGGTCTAGTCAAAGCTTGGGCCGCTGATGGTATGCCATTGTGGGCAATCACTGAGAAGACTCTTCCATTTGTTTCTGGACAACGTGTATATACGTTATCTGCTCCAAAACCTTTAAAAGTTCTTCAAGTGTGGAATCATAATATCACTTCTAATGTTGATATTCCAATGAGAATTGTCACACAAGCTGAATACAACATTCTCGGTAATAAGACAAGTGCTGGTAATCCTATTCAGGTTTATTATGATCCTCGTCGAGATACTGGTGAGATGCATGTGTTTCCTGTACCCACTACTGTTGAACAATCTGCAAATAATCTACATTACATTTGTCAGATTCATTTCGAGGATTTCAACTCTGCTACAGATGCCCCGGACTTCCCACAGGAATGGTATGATGCTGTTACCTACGGACTAGCAACTCGTCTTGCTCCTGAGTATGGTGTGTCCATTCCAGATCGTAAGACCTTGTGGCAGGAAATGTCAATCATCAAACAAGAAGCTCTTAATTTTGGTCTGGAGGAAGGTTCACTTTACTTCGGAGTAGAAAGACGTTCTTGGTAAAGGAGTAATACATGGCACTACCAGGAATGGATTTACAGTCTCAATATAATCAGACCCTACAAAACACGATTGGTCAGAGCCAGTCTGAACGTCTTCGTCAAACACGCCAACAACAATCCCTTGCTAACACTGACTGGTCTCAGCGTGGTGTTGGTGAGGGTGCCAAGCGTATGGCAGGTTTCCAAGAAGTTAATCCTTCTCAGATGCCAAACATGTCGGGTGATACACGTTCCTTTATTCAACCATTACTTGGCAATTATCAAGAAGGTGGCAAACAGGTTGAAGGTTATTATGGCAAGGACAATCCATACACGCAAGGCGGATTAGAAACTATTCTAACTGGTCAGGGATATGCAAGGGCACCTAGCTCTCTGGGTGAACAGTTTAAATCTGTTGGTCTGAAGCTGCCTAATGCATACGGACAAGATTATTATAACGCTTCTCATGAAGATGTTGGTAATAAAATCTCTGCCTATCAAAATGAGCAAGCTATAAAACGTGCTGATTATGATCGACAACAATCTCAAGCACAGGCACAACAAGCTGCTAATCAAGCTCTCATTGATGAATTGTATAGTGGTGTAACAAGTTCCACAGCAGATTGGCAAAGTCGATATGCTCCTGCAAAAGAATCCATTGAAAAATACACTGGATATGGATTTAGACCCGGTGAGAACAATGGTGATTGGTATTGGAATGCAGGTGATCCCGGTATAGGGAATACAATGATGGGTATTAGACCTGAGATTGATGAAGCAACTGGTCTACGTACTTGGAATAATGGGTATGTTCCAGAGATGTCTGCCAATGATAAGTTTTTGGCTGGTTATCAGGATGATGGTTGGGGTTCAATTATACAGAACCAAAATCGCGATCCAAATGGATACAAAGTTGTCGAACAAGCTGACGGAACTAAAACTGCTATTTACAATAGTGGCAAGATTGTTAAAGACTGGGACAAGAACTCTGGTAAACATACCGGCGGTTTTTGGTTAAACAAAGACAAGAACAATCCAATGGGTGTAACATTCAATCCATTACTTGGGTATGGTTATTCAGCATTCGATTCACCAAAATCAGGTCTTGGTAAAATCATGCCTGCTCTCACAATGACTGCTCTTGGTGCTATGTTTGGTGGGGCAGGTGCTTTAGTTGGTGGTGGTGCAGGTACTGTGGGGGGCGCTATTGGTCAAGGCATCGGTGCCGCTATCCCAAGCACAGTACAGACAGGTGCTTCTACTGGTGATTGGGGTAAAGCTCTAAGTACTGGCGGAGTTAATGCATTAGCTGGTGGATTGGGTGGAGCCTATGGTGGCGATCTAGCTAAAACTCTTGGACTGTCTGGTACAACTGGAACAAACATTGCCAAGGGTTTAATTAGTGGAACTGTTAATACATTAGGTAAATCTGCTCTTGGTGGTAGTCTTGATTATAAGAATGCTCTAACAAATACCTTGTCTAATATTGCAGCACCATATCTTGGTGATCTAACTAAGAATGCTGTAGGCGGAACTGGTGGGGATATTCTTGGTGGTGCTGTTGGCGGGTTTAGTGGGAATGCTCTTAAGAATGTTTTACAGGGTAAGTCACTAGACATTGGAACAGCCTTGTCAACACTGCAAGGAGCGACAGGTGGTTTAGGTAAATTGTTTAGTAATACAAACGAAGACAAACAATCTGTAAATGGTCCAACAAGTTTGGCACGGACACTACAAGGAGTAAAGAATGGCCCAGCAGCAACGTCCCGGAGAACGTAAGAAAGTTCGCCTTCCTCTTATTGGGGCATACTCCAATCGTTCCAATAGCGGAAACACTGACCAACGTTTCATCAATGCATTTCCTGAAACTCGCAAGGTAGAGCAACTAGAAAACACCCGTATTTATATTAACAAACGTCCGGGTCTAGTTGAACTTTGTAATGTTGCTGGAGATGGTTTAGGCAGAGGATTGATTCATTTCTATGATAACTTCTATGCCATTATTGCTAACAAAGTTTATAAGGTAACAGACGATGGACTTACAGTTACAGAAAAGATTACTTTACCCAGCTCAACTGGTCCATGTGGGATTATCAGTTGCAATTCATCTGTCTTGGGTGACTACTTATTTTTATGTGATGGCACCGTTGGATGGATTGTTAAAAGCGACCACACAGTTACACAAATAACAGATGTAGATTTTCCTACACCACATGTTCCATCTCCAACCTTTATTGACGGTTATGTTCTTGTAGCTAAGGGCAGTGATGTGTTTAACTGTGATTTAGATAATCCACTTTCATGGCAATCAGATCAGTATCTTTCTGCTGAAATGTTTCCTGATCCTGTATTAGCTCTTGCTCGACAGAATAACCAAGTAGTTGTTCTAGGTGAATCCTCAACAGAATTCTTTTACGATGCTGCTAATGCTGCGGGTTCCCCTCTTAGTCGTAATGATGCTGGTGTAATCCAGTTTGGTATTGCTGCTCCACATGCTGTATATCAGAACGAACAGTTCTGTGCATGGGTAAGTCAGTCAGCTTCTGGTGGGCGTGCTGTGTGGAGTCTATCTGGTTTTAAACCTAACAAGATTTCAGATGAGTTCATTGAACGTATTATTGATGCTGAAACAAACATTGAACAGATTTCTGGATATGGTTTTCGTACTAAGGGTCATCTATTCTTCTTAATTAATTTACCATCACAACATCGCACACTTGTGTATGATATGGATGAAAAGATGTGGCATGAATGGTCATCTTGGACAGCTTCACTAGAACATGAAGTGTTCTTGTATAACCATGTTGCCGACAAAGGTGACGGTGCTGCATATCTACTAAGTTCTGTTCATGGTGATATTTATAGATTGGACCCTAATGCATACAGTGATGAACTCGATCCGATCACTGTTGAAATTGTTACAAACAAATATGATATGGATACCTACAATCGCAAGTTTGGTTCTGTCGTTCGTTTGGTTGGTGATAGTTATACTACAACAAATCTTGTAGGATTGTCTTGGACAAATGATGATTATCAAACATGGTCAACTGAAGTAAACATTAACATGAGTGATGGTTATCCAGCATTCCAGCGACTAGGTTCTTTTAGACGACGTGCTTGGAAACTTCGTCACAACTCTAACCAACCGTTGCGACTAGAATCGTTGGAACTTGTCTATGATGAAGGAACTTCGTAATGGCTACTGGACTACCACCACCTCCGATTAATGATCAACCGGGTTCCTTTACATGGCTTGAATGGTATAGACAATTACGTAATTATATTTCAACCAATGGTTCTGTACCTTGGTATGTGATTAACTTCGCAGGTTCTAATATAACTGATATTGCTACACGGGACCATGATCAATTGCAGAACATTGATGGTGGTACGGCTGGTGAGCATTACCATTTAACTGCAAATGAAGTTAGAAATGCTAGGAATACGCTGGAACGAGTTGTTCCAACAACAGGGTTTACAAATACTATTGCAAACACAACTTCGTATTATGTAATTGAACCTGCTGGAACACTTGCAACTGGTACACTAACAATGCCAGCCTCACCTGTAAATGAGCAAGTAGTTACAGTGACATCTACACAGGAAATCACAGCTTTAACACACAGTCCAAATGCTGGACAAACACTAAATGGTGCATTGACTACTATAGCAGAAAATGGAAATGCGTCTTGGATATATAGAAGTGCCAACACAACTTGGTATAGAGTGTCTTGACATTTGTTTCTATGTATGTTAATATATCAATATAGTAGTTAATAAAAAGGAAATAATATG